CGAACTCAAGACAATAATGGAAGAGCATTACGGGAGTGTGGATTTACATAAGAAATGGGTGCAGTATACCATTGGGATACGCAGCGACAGCAAGCATGACGCGCAGGAGTATTTGTTTCTGGCAAGTGGACCTAAAAAGATAAAAACCACCGCTGCAGATGATGAACTCGCCCCGGTCAATACTCCCTGGGAGTGGAGTTGGGGCGGGGACGCTAACAACATTATCGATAAGTTCGGTTGGGAAGGACTTTTTAAATCCTGCGCTTTTGTCAATTTGCGGTATCCTTCGGTCGATTACGATGGGAAATTTCCCCAGGCCAAGCAGGCTTATAAATTGCCATATAGGAAAATCATCGCCGGGAAATTATTGGTGGTCTGGCAGGGGGTGGCTGCGGCTATGGCTGCTTTGAACGGTTCGCGAGGCGGAGTCAAGCTATCGGAAGAAGAAAGAAAACAAGCCTATCAGGTGCTTTTGAAATGGTATAAAGCGTTTGAAAAAGATGCGCCTCCGTTAAAGTCCGAAGCTGATTGCAGGGTAAATAGAAACCTGCAGGCGCACTTTGCCGGGGAAATATTATACGCCCAGGCGGAGGATAATCCTGAGAAGAAAGATCCGACCTTTGTGTTTGTGTTGACGCATGCGGGAGCTAATAAGAATGGCGATTACTTCTTGCCGGAGGAACTGAAAGCCAACCACGGCACTTCGGTCAATAGTAAAATCGACTTCCAGCATTCGCAGAATCTGACGGATATAGTGGGGGGAGTGATAGATTCCAAATATGTGGAGTCGGAAGGGGGTTATGTAGAATGCGTCGGTTCTCTGTTTGTGGAGGATACTCCCGCCGCTAAATTAGCCTATAAGCTGATCAAGCAGGGGATCATATCTCAGGTGTCGATGGAATGTGAATACGCCGAAGGCGAATGTTCGGTCTGCGGGAAGCGTTCCAAGTCCAAAGCCGAATATTGCGTGCATCTGCGGCAATATAAAGGGAAAATGTTTCGGGGAGAACCGGTCTATCAAAAGCTGCACAATATAATATTTACCGGCTGTGGATTACTTGACCGTAAGGGGGCAGATCCGGGGGCGGTAATAAAGAGCGTAGCTAATAGCAATCGAAAATTAACAGAAAATAATCACATAAAAACAGGAGTAAGCAAAATGGAGATGGAAGCTACTTTCCGGGCTTTCCTCAATACGCAGAAGGTTCAGCGGGAGATTTGGCCCATGACCAATGCGCTGGAGAGCTATTTTTCCGGGATCTTGAAGAAGTTTTCCGAGGAGGAAATTACAGCTGAAGACTTAGTGAACCGCGCCAATGAATGTTTGACTTCTTTCAGCGCGGAGATGAAGACGCTGGTCGAGGTATTAAGGAGCACTGCAAACTCAGCCTCGGCTGCCAGCGATGACGAATTCAAAAAGCTGCAGGTGGAGAATGAGGGTCTCAAAAAGCAGATTTCCGATTTGCAGAAGAAGCTGGATGAATATGAGGCTGAAAAGACCAAATCCAAACGCAAGGTTAAAGCTATGGAACTTCTGGAGAAGTGGGAAAAATGCGGGCGCACCTTCGAGAATGAAGAAGCGCGCAATGCGGAAATCGAGCGGTTGGCTTCTCTTGACGACACCGCTTTCGCCGCCAGCGAACAGGTCATTCAGCAGTTGAAACCGCTGGAAGACGGGAATAAACCGAAAACCGAGGCCAACGATAAGAGAACTATGCGCACCGACGCCGGGGTGGAACCGCAGACCGTCGACGACAGCGCGGTCTCCACAACTGACAGATTGGCCGGAGGTCTGCAGAAGGCCCGGCAGGAACTCAAGAAATAATCAAATTAACTATTAAGGACAAATATTATGACCACGATAGAAGTATATTTCAATCCCTGTCATCCTGGACTGGCCTATGGCGATGGGGATTTGAAGGGGCCCGGCGATCCGGGGCAAGCGGTTAAACTCACCGGCGACGACGAATTTACCGTTTGTTCGGCGGTGACCGATACGGCGGTGGGGATTTTAGGCAGTCTGGATATTTTAGAGCATGAGACTCCCGCCGCTACAGATTTGCATAAGGCGGTGATTTGGATGAACGGCGGTATATATGAAACCGACAACTTTACCGCCGGAGCCGCTGCGGGGGACGACCTGATGTTCGACTCTACTGCCGGTGAAATCAAGAAATGGGTGACCGGGACTCCGCCTCCGCAGATTATCGGTAAAGCCATTTCCGTGGCAGGCGGGATTTTAAAGTTCCGGCTGGATTTGTAATCGCGTCGTTTGGTCGGCTTAATCTGCCGACAGTTTAACTATGAATAATAACCATATAAAGCGGGAAAAATCCCGCATTTTCGGAGAACATAAAAATGAATGTCAAGGGAATGACTCCCAAGGAGATGGAGGCTATATCGGCGGATATCCGCAAGGCATTTGCCGATAAGGACGGGGGGATGATGGCGATTGCGGCCGCCATCGCTCCCGCCATATACGATGCGGTGGCGGAAAAGGAAATCGCCTCGCTTTTGTTGACCCAGCATAATCTGCCCAAGGGCGAACCCGCCAAATACGATAAAATCAAGGAAGTGAAGGCTTACTGGATAGCCAAAGGGGGGCGCGTTCACCAATCCAATGTCAACGACGAAGAAGTGGAGTTCACCATCGACAGGGTGGCGTCGTCTCCCAATGTCGATATTTCAGTACTGCAGAATGGCGATATATACCGGCTGACCGATATGGAGACCTGGGCGGCGGACGCTATTCGTAAGCAATTGAACCGCAGAGCCATCAATGTGATTTCTGCCGCCGTGCCCGAAAGCAATACCGTCACTATCACCGGCGGTACTTTAACGCTAACCGCTCTGAACGAAGCGATAGCTTTAATTGAAGACAAGGACCTTTCGGTGAAGTATCTGGTCCTGCGGGGAGCCCGTTTCAACGATATGCGAGACTGGGAGTTGGACCCGGTGACCCAGCGCGAACTTTTGGAGAAAGGTATTATCAAGCTTTATGCGGGCGCCAGCATAATCAAAAACGCCGCCGCAGATTCCGGCGAAATCCTGATTGTCCCGGATGAAGAAGTAGGGAAATATGCTATCCGCCAGACCATCGCGGTGGAGCCGGATAAACAGCCTGCCGCCTTCAAGGTGGGATTTGTCTGCTGGATGGAAGCCGCCATGGGGGTCTTAAGACCCGATCTTCTGGCGAAAGTTGTCATTACTTCATAAGGTGGAATATGACCATTAAACAAATATTCAATATGCAAAAGGGCCCGATACTGCTGGTCAAATCCGGCATTAAGCTGAAGCCGGGAGGCAGTGTGGAAGTCAGAGCGGTAACCGAGGAAATGAAGATGGCGGAAAAACGCGGGCTGATAAAGATTGGCACGCGCAACGCCACTCCTCCCGCGGAAGCCACACCGGAAAAGCGGGAATGGATGATAGATTATTCCAAAGAATTCGAAGGATTAGTTACGGTTCTGGATCTGTCCACGGGCAGGAAATTGACAGCCAAGATTGAAGAGAAACTGGGTGAGCAGAATTACAAACTTGAGAACATCGGCAGCGTGAACGGTCAAAAATACGCACCCACCTCCATAGCTAAGGATCATTTCGATGGCATTGACTGAAATCAGAACCAGCTTACGCTTGGAATATGACGATAGCGGAAATCCTCCGCAGCTTTCGGACGAGCAGCTGAATAGGGCGATTGCGCGGGCGGTTTCCGCTGTCAATCTTAATCTGGAACGAGGCTATTCTATCATCGATGGGGACATTACACCGTCACTTGATTCCGATGACGGAGAAGTATTATTGACTCAGGCCATGGTTACGGTCTGCGCTATGATGCAGTCCAAGACCGCCCGCAATTTCAGCTTTTCCTCCGGGGATAAAAAAATCGACAAGACCAAACAGCCTGATTACTGGGCGCGTTTAGGACAGAGTTATGAAGTAAAATACAAGGAAATGGTAAGCGAACGGAATCCGGCCTATGGTTCTGAAACAGAACTATTGACCCCGGTAATTTATGGTAATGACTGATGTCTCTATCCGAACAGGACAGAAATGCGATGCAGACGGATGTGACGGAAATGATTGCAGAATTCTGCGAAGCGGCGGAAATACTTCGTCCTTCTGAAGCTGAAAGCGATTCCTTCGCAGGTCCGCACGAACCGTTCGAAGAATCGCTGGGAATGGTTCCTCTGGAGTTTTCACCATCCTCGCCGGAGGATTTGAAACAAAAGGGGTCGGACGGAACCGCTGATTTTCCTGTAGAGGCTAACATTGCAGAGGGTGATATCATCCTTTATCAGGGGAATCGTTATAAAGTCACCAATGTCAAAAAGGAAAACTGTTTCGGCGCGGTTACTCACCTGACGGCTTCTCTTAAGAGGGAATATAAGAGTGCCTAAGACTCCCAAAATATCAGTTGCGGTGAGTGGTATTTCCGCCGCCCTGAAGAAACTGAAAAAATATCCCGGAGTTTTGAACGCCTGCCTACAGGAAGGATTGATGATAATTGCGGAGGAGATACGGAAAACGGCGGTGGACAAACTGAAAGAACAGCAGGCGATAGATTTGGGACAACTTTGGAACTCCATTGTCATTCATCGGATTTCAGCTAAATCTGTAATTGTAGGCACTAATGTGGAATATGCCGCCGTTGTCGAATTCGGGACTAAAGGACATTGGCTGAAAATCGACAACATTCCGGGGTTTCGTAACTGGATGAAGCATCATGGTATAGATCTGCAGGAAAGGATGACCTATTTCTATGTGCATCCGAAGCCGCGCCCCTATTTCGAACCGGCGTTTCAGGAAGGCAGAAATATTGCCGAAGGAATAATTTCCAGAACAATGAATGAGGCAGTGCGAAAAACGGAAACATCGATATGAAAGCAATACGCGCAATATCGAAATATCTGACGGATAGTATTTCCGGATTGTATTCTTTCAAGGATGACCTGGCTTTCACCGCCGCTGAAAATCCTTATCCCTATTTTCTGACGGATATTATTTCCACACAGAAGAAAGATTTAGGCTGCGGAATCTGGGATCAGGTGATTGCTAATGGTGACAACACTTTTACCCAATCGAAGATAATTAAAAAACATATAGTAATTCGTTTTACCGTCAGGGCGGTTAATGATGCACAACAGAACGGCAACGATATCGTCAATGATACCGCCAACGAAATCGACCTCTTACTTTCGGAACTCTGCAGATATGGCGGCGCTAATTTGCTTGATTCCGTTTCCGGGGAAAGCTTCTACATTGAAAAGTCGCTCTTTCAAGGACGCAGCGATATCGCCCCCATTGAAAACAAAATCCCCTTCATCTATCAGCAGAGTCTGTCCTACAAGTTTATAATAGGGGAAGCGATTACTAAAAACGTCATCACTCCTATTTCTCAAGTAAACATTTCTCTTTAAGGATTATATGGCAAAGAAGATTAACGAAAACGAAACTCCCGACAGCTTAAATTCCGCTCCGTCTAATTCGACTCCGGAGTCTTCCCGTCAGTTTCTGCGGGTAGCCACCATTGTGGAAATCAATAAAATTGATAATACTCTAGCGGCTGCAGTTATGACCGCTTATAACTTAAGGTCCTCCGACCGCATCGAACCGGGGAAATTCATGCAATTTGTGGAAGAGTTTAAAAAGCGTAAAATGCAGAAAGGAAGGATTAATCGATGAACCAGATCATCAAAGACGTTTATACCGAATATTATTCCGGTTCGGTAATAGTAACGCCCCCGCCTTCCAATGTGGAATTTACTGCCGGTTCAGCTGAGGGAGGTCAGTTGAATTTCAAACACACCATCTCCGATAAAGCCACGGCTATTTCCGTTTTCCGGGGCGGGCCGCTTCTGGATGCTCTGTTAGAGCGTTTGGATGCAGGCAGCTCGATGATATATGCGGTCAGAATCGGGCCCGCAGTTAAAGCCTCTTTGACTTTGAATCACACCGTTGACCAGATAATGACTCCCACTATTAAGCTCGAAGCCAAAGAGCCCGGTTCCTGGTGGAATGGGATACAGATTGAAGTGTCGCATCTGGATCATAATTTCACAATAGAAATTTCCGATCCCGATGACAATACTTACGCCTTCACGGATACTACCGAAGCGGGACTGGTAGAGAAGATTAATGCAGGACAAGCTCTGTTAACTGCCACCAATTTATCCGGCGTCGGTCTGCCGGATGATTTGGAAACTACTAATTTGTCAGGAGGTGACGATGGCACTGATTTGACCATGGCTGACATCATTGACGCTATCGCTCTTTCCGAACAATATACTGAAGTAAGCTGGGTGCATTTTATCGGCGCGGCAGATTTCGATACAGATCCCTGGAATGCGGCGACTCCGGTCAATACCGCCTTCGCTAATACGCGGGCGTTATGGACTGCTATCATCACCAGCTGCAACAATATGGTGAATAATAATCTGGGCGAACGGTTCGCTCTTTTGGATTTTCCACACTTCGAGGCGGTCAATCCGGATTTGCCGACAGTCACCGAAATCCAGACCTATGTCGACAGAGCTATTTTAGCTAAAGCTGACATAACTTCCAGAAATGCGGTATTTATCCTGGGCGAAGGAAGGTTCAATGATCC